CGTAGGCACGCAGATCGTCAGTGCGCTCGATGCAAATGTGGTCAGGGTAAAACTGTTGTGCGCGGGCAACACTATCCGCACAAATGCAGTTGTCCACCTTTCCGTCTTTGATAAGAAATACATCCATGGTTATACAGAAGTAGCGTCACGGATAGCAATGTTAATTGCATCCAGGGTAAAAGTATTACCACTTGTGACTGCCTGTGAGCTGGTCAAGGAACCAGTGGCAATCAAAGTGGAAGTTGACGTTTTGGTAATTGCCCAATAAGCTGCAGTTCCAGTGCCACTTACAGTGCCATCAGTAATTGCAGTTACAACCACCTTACGCCCATCAGGGGTATGGTTAGTTGGGGAACCTACACTCAAGGAAGTTTTGTTTCCAAGGGTGTATGTAGAGGTTGCTTGAGTATAAGTGGTTGGTTCAGTGCTACAGATATCAAGACGATTAGCATTAGTGCTAACGTAAGAAAGACCAGAATCATACACATCATCAATTAGAAAAGCCATTGTATATATTTATCCTATGTCAGATTCAACAGTTACTGAATAACTTTGCATTTCGTTATTGATTATGATTAGTTTAACCGAATCAGTAAACGAAGGCAAGTAAACAGTTGCATTAGATCCAGTATTTACACCAAAAAGATTATGTCCAGTGATTAGATCGCTAATTTGAATATAGTAAGGGGTAGAAGTGATAGAAGTAAACTTAACGGGTGGGATAGTTGTTCCACCTGAAGTGCTTACATAGTTAGTTACTTCACCCTTACCAGTCAGCCCCTCAGGAAACTCTATGCTGTATTCTTCACCATTGGTGAGTAAAAATACAATCTGCCCATCAGCAGCTTCATAGACTTCCTGAACCCCCACACCATCATCACCAGGCGCTCCTTTGGGGCCATCAGAGCCCCGTAGGCCCTGTTCACCTTGGGGCCCCTGTGGTCCCCTAGGGCCTTGATCACCTTTAGGCCCCTGAAGCCCCTGAGGGCCTTGTGGGCCTTTAGGGCCAATGACCGTGGAGACTGCTGCTATCTTTGCGTCTAGCTTGTCATAAAGAGCAGCTAATTTAAGATCAATAGAAGCCACGATTTTAGGACAGGCGTTCCATCAACATCTGTTCAGCTTGTTCTTCTTTCTGCTTTTGTGCTCTTTGGTTGTCTACTGATTTTTCTTTGATCTCAAGATCTTTTTGCTTCAGGCGTAGATCGGCAATTTTAAGCCGACGTTCAAACTCTTTGTCGTCTTGAGCACCGACTTGCATATTTTTGGTAGCAACGTCAAGCTTTTTAAGTTCAAGCTCAGCAGGCACTGCCTGTGCTTCCACTTGGAGCTTCTGCGCACGGGCACTGGACTCTTGTGCTTGAGTCTGAAGAACCTGAGTTTGTGCTTGTTGAAAGGCAAGTTGTGCCTGTTGAATCTGCATTTGAGCTTGTTGTGCTTCAGGGTTGGGCTGTGCAGCTTGTTCAATGGCTGCAATAAGCTCCTCACGGTTCGCAAGGTTCATGTTGTCCACGATAGAACGAACAAGGATTGGGTACATAGGTGAATCAGGAGGCATGGTCTGGAGCAGTTGGGTAAGCTGAGTCACTTCGTACTCACGGGCAATAATACCAAGTGAGCTGGTGGCAATAAACTTATAGTCAGATACAGGATAAGACTCAGGGTCAAACTGCATATAGCGCCATGCGGCTTTTTCAACAAACGGGATCAGGAAGGACTGCTGGAAGTTGATCAGGGTCCGCTTATGCCGTTTGATAATAGCACCAAGAGACATACTAATGCCAGCAGCAGTAGCTTCACCGTTAACTTGTCCGGCGATTCCAGCAGAATCCACCGCTCCTGTAGCTTGCTGAACCATCTGCTGAAGGGCTTGAGCTTGGGCAAAAGTGATTTGGTTAACTTGTCCAAAATTGAAAGGATGAAGGATTTCACGAGGGTCTCCATTGGTAAGCAAGATTTTACCGGGTCGAATCTCGGGCTTAGCGCCACGAGGAAGCCTGGTAGCGTCCATAGCCATCATAGGGTGTACGGTCAGGCCAAGGGCGTCAATACGGGCCCTAAGTTCAGTATCAAGTGCCTTTTGTGAGTTATAGCCCTTTTCACAAACACCACGGCCCCAGAAGCGACCAGGAACAATGTCCCAAGGGAAAGCAATTACAGGGCGGTCATTCATCATGTACGGGTTGCGTTCTGCTTTTAGAAGAACACCATCATTAGCAATCACTACGATTGCTTCTACGTACATACTGTTTTCATCTTCACCACCAAGATCTTCGTACTCCTCAGCTTCCTCAAGAAGCTTACGGGGCACAAGGCCAAAGTACTTGGTCAAGCGGATCTTGTCGTCACTATAGACAGTCAGGTCTTGGTCAGGCTCGATGTTGGTGTCAGGGCCTGCGTCTGCAATATAAACATCAGCATATACCCCTTGTTCTTGCAAGAGTTCTACCTGATGTCTCGATACAAATTCATCAATAGCACACCCAAGGGCTTCTTCAATAGAAGTAGCAATAGGGTCAATAAGGAAGTTTTGAGGCATAACTGGGCGAAGTTTGACCACAGTCCGGTCTTTGATCGTAACACCCACCGCCTGAAGCTGACCGTCCATCAAAGGCTGTGTTGCAGGGGCCATTTCTTTTTCTTCAGAAAGGGTAACTTCCGCAACACCAACACCAAACACAGCAGCATTGATCAAACACTCTGCTACTGACTTACGAACACGAGTTCTTTCAAAGTCCTCTGAGAGTTTATTCTTTAGATACATGATGTCAGCCCTTTCGGGATCATTCATGTCATCTTTGATGTCAAACCAAGTACCGCGACCAAAGGTAGCTTCTTCTAGTTCAGCCACATTGGACTCTACAGCCTGCTGAAGGGCTGGTGCGATGATCTTGGAGCGCTCTGAGAGGCGTTCTACGTCTTCCTGAGACCAAATACCACGCCAGAGGCGATAATACTCCTCATGCTTCTCTTGGTAGTTGCTTTCGTAGTGATCACGCCACTGGCGGCACTTATCAACAACCCAAGAAGCAAGATCTTGCTCAGTCAAGAGCTCATCTGTGGAGGCATCAAAAGACAATTCAGACATAATTAGTTAATATCCTGCTACTCGGTCAAATTCTTCCCATTCATCCACTTCAAAATCATAAGTATAACACACTTTTGCTAATTGATCAATATACGCAAGGGCGTCAATAAGGTCATCATGGGTAAGTGCTGATGGGAATTGCATAAGTTGGTCTATGAATTTGATGTTCCATTCACCTTCATTCAAAATAACACGCTCATGTTCAAATCTACCTTGAAGGGCATGAACTACACGGGTGGTTTTATTGGTGTTCCCGTGGCTTAGTTCTTCAATTCTAAAAAAAAGATTGTGTTTTTTCATCATGTCCATCAAAGGAGACATGATGGCTTGCCTTGCAATGCCCTTTTCGATGCCTACAGCAACAGGTTTGTACCTTTGGACTGCCCAAAAGATGTTTCTGACAGTCTCATCAAAGGACCAACGGCCATATTTGATGTCTCTAACCCACCATTCACCATCGTCAGTGACTTTGACAATAGCCATTGCTGAGTCATCAAGGCGTTTTTTCTTGGCTTTACCTTCTTGTTCAAAGCCTGCAAGGTCAATTGCGATGTAGTAATCACCTTGTTCAGGTTCTTCTTGTGAAAACTGAAGCCATTCTTCTTTGAACAGTTCAGATTCTTTAGCATTAAAAGAAGCCATGAACTCTTGGTTAAAAATATGCGTTGACATTGACTTCTTTGCATTGTCAATTTCATTCTTGTCAAGCATTTCATTGTCGTAGCTGGTGAAGTGATAAGCAGCCCACTCAGGGTCATCAGACTTCTCAGCGTACACAAAGAGTTCATAAAACCAATTACGCCCTTCAGGGGTGCCGATAAACACAGCTTTACCCTTTTGGTCAGCTAGGGCTGGTCGAATGATTTCTTCCCATACTGAAGGCTTCATAAAAGCAGCTTCATCGAGGACTGCTAGTTTAAGAGAAGCACCCCGCATGGTTTCAGGGCGGTCAGAACCTTTAAGAGAGATAACAGCCCCATTGATCAGGGTGATCTGAAGGTTGTTTACGTGAGAGGATTTAATAACTGGTCTGGCAAGATCATGTAGCAAGGACCACATGATGTCCCTGGCGTTACCTTGAGTAAGACCTATGTACCAGACATCTCCTGCTCCTGAATCAAGAGCAGACACAATCATTCTCCAAGCAGCATACCTGGACTTACCGCACCGTCTACCAGCAGCAATTACCTGAAAGCGTTCGTTGTTTTTCCAGACTGTCTGTTGCCACTTGAGGAGTTTTACATTAAGTTCAGCCATCAGAATACAAAATTAGCTGGTTTGTGAGGGAATAGATCAAATGAAACAATAGCAGTAAAAGAGCTACCTGCTTCAGGGGTAACACTTAAATAATCCCCTTCAGTCATCAAAAGAAACTCGCCAGGAGGACCACCAAACTTTAAGGTTTCTCCGGCACTGACTGACTTGGCACCTTGGAAGCTGATTGAAGTTGCACCTTCATGCCAGGCACCACTGACGTTCTTTGAGGAGCCACCTACGTTGGCTATAAGAAGCAGGGTTACTTTTGCATGGTAACCTGTGGGCACAACAAATAGGGTGTTGGCTGTTCCTGCTGTTAGGTTTTTGCCTACAGAGTATTCCATTAGAAACCACCTTTACGAATACAGTCAGCAATATATTCCAGGCGTTTTACAACACCATCTTTGGTTTCTTTAAGGAGCCTTTCTCTGTACTCTTTGTTGTTTAGGAACTCATCAGCAGCTTCTTGGTACTTACCAAGGTTAAATAGCTGTCTGGTCTTTTTAGAGAGTTGCCAGTCGCCCCTATAGGTGGCTGACACAATAGCAGCTTTGAGTTCTTCCGACAAAGAATCAAAGTTAGGGGTTAGATCTTTTGCTTTTTGTAGAAAGATATTAAACACATCAGGAAAGGGCATATTGAAGTATTCCTTGGTTTGACCTACACCTGTGGTTAACACACCCTTGTCGTCAGTATAGACACCTTCACAAAACCCTTCATGGTGGATTAAAAGCTCATGGGCTTTTGTTAACACACAATCAGGATACAGTTCTTTAACTTTCTTTACGGCTTTATCACCATAATAAAACCTACTGCTCATCTGGGTGTTCTTCTTGATAAGAGGAATACTCTATATCTTCAAGTACATCGTCTGACTGTTCTTCTTGTGTTGTTGAGGTGACAAGTCCTGAGATGTTGATGGTGATTGCTGACTTTCCACCATTCTTTTGTACCTCCTGCTCAAACGCAGATACAGGAAGCATTCTATCCATAAGTAGTTTCCAAGCGGCTGCTTGGTTCTTGTGGTCATCATTAAGAGCTGCACTAAATATAGAATCTAATACTTTATGAGACTTAGGAGAATTTAACATCCTCCTCTTGTACTCATTAATGATTGAAGCTTCTCCTTTAGGTCTCCCTACAGGATTTTTCTTTTCTAAAAGAGCTTTAGGTGGTCGCCCTTTTCTTTTTAACACAACATCATTGTTAGGGGTACTAGGGGTTGTCAATTAATTGGTCCATAGTATAGTGTCCTTAAGTATCCTTAAGTGTCTTTAAGTAGTATTCTATTATGTATTACTTAATAGTTAATACTAAAGGTTTCACCTTAAGTGTCCTTAAGTGTCTTATATATGTCTTAATTTTAGCATATTTCTAAAGAGAAGTAAACACCCCCTAAGTGGAATTAAGCTAATTTTAGTGTTCTTTTAATGTTGGTTTACCGTTCGGGAAATATTGATTCTTTTTGTGTCTGTTGGGGCTGTTTGTTTACCGTTCGGGAAACTTAAGGGGTCTAAATTTGCCTTTTGTAACCCTGAGTGGCTACTACTATAAATTCACCTTGAGTCCCCACCCCCCCCCCGCCCCCTCGCTTCTCAGGACACGCTGGGAGCTCATGGCAGCCCGCTGGGAGCCTGCTGGGCTGCTGGGTGCTAGGGCAGCACATGGTGGGCTGCTGGCGTGCCATGTGGCGCTTGTGGTAGCGATAGGACCACATATGCAATTGTATATATCGAGCCAGGCCTGTGCCTTGGGTGGCGACTGGGGCTTGTGGTGGCGACTGGGGCTGTGAGATGCGAGAGGCAATGCAGGACCCCTTTAGGCTCCATCAGCCACCATCAGCCACCATCAGCCACCATCAGCCACCATCAAACACAGCATGCAAAATAGTGCTTGCATCATGGGGCAGAGCATGAGACGATTGCCTCGTTCGAAACACAGGGAAATATCGTGGTAAAGAAAATTGACTGGGAAACCATTACTAGCGCAGCGACACCTAGTGCTGACTGGAGTAACACAAATATAGCACGCTTTCACTATTTCAATCCCAATGGGTTGTATGCCAAGAAAAAAGCAACTGATGATCGAATCGAAGAAGGTGTTGACATAGGCAAATACAAATTTGGAGCGCACATTGCATATGGAAGTTTGAACAATTACGCGACAAAAGAAATGATGAAGCTTGCCACGCAAAAACGATGCAGTCGGATCCAACTGGCGGTAGCAATTAGCATGTTAGAAGATGACATACTTAAAGCGGAAAAATACTTGGCTACCAAAGACTAACAGTCTCCACCCTAGAGCCCGCTAGTGTTGCTAGCGGGTTCCTGAGTGTAGATTGATTGATACACTGACCAAACAGAGGATAAGAGAATGAGTGTAAGACTATCCAAGACTTCCAAGCTTGGTTGCCTTTCATGGTCGCTGCAAGCAATAGATACATGCCCAGGATCCAAAGGCGCAGACGGCAAGCTTGTGCCCGCATGCTCTGGCTGCTATGCCACGTCGGGGAACTACCGGTATGCCAACGTCAAACTCCCCAGACTCCACAATCGCACGGATTGGGAGCGGGAAGAATGGGTTGATGACATGGTTGCCGAACTAGACGCGAGCCGCTACTTTCGCTGGTTCGATTCTGGTGACTGCTACTCTGTGAAACTGGCAGAGAAGATCCTTCAGGTAATGGAGCGCGCGCCTTGGTGCCAACATTGGCTACCTACCAGAATGCACAAATTCCCGAAGTTCCATGACGTGTTCGCTCGCATGCAATCCCTGCCCAATGTGGTCGTGCGTTATAGCAGCGACAGCATCACGGGTGAGCGCGTAGTGGGACACACCACATCCACTATTGTCCCATCGGACAACCTACAGTCCGCAGGAGACGCCTACGTATGCCCAGCGTACACTCGGGAAGGCAAGTGTGGTCCCTGTAAAGCATGCTGGTCGCAAAAGGTTTCCGTGATCGCATACGTTGGTCATGGTCGATCTATGGTCGCAAAACAACGCAAGATTAAACTAATCGCAACGGGAGCATGAAATAAAATGAAACCACAATTCACCTTTAAGTTCATGGACCAGCCTCAGTTCGAAACCGACATCGGTCGGCCAGAATTAGCACAAAAGCTTAGGGCATACAGGAAACATAAAGCTTTCCGAGTACGCAAGGCAGGTACACACAGGTACTTTGTGCGAATCATTGGCTATGCATCAATCGGGGAGTTTAACGTTAAATGAAAACAGACTACCAAAAGCTCACGAAACATGTAAGGCGCAAATACTCCCAGTATTCACCCACACTGGTACATATAACAGGTGGCCAAGTGTACGTGATACTGAACCAGGTTCCCATGAGTAACCATTCACACAAAGTGTATTGTGGGAGCATCCAATCTGTGCTGGATGAAGCACAGACCGGACAAAAGCTGGTGCCTTCTACAGGAATACCAGCGCAAGGCAATCATCAAAGATATGTTCCCAGATCGACCGAGAGGGTGAGCATGACAAATGGCGGATTTGAGTCGAGGCAATTATTCGATCGAGGACTTAAATATGACGGACTATGATGATGATCTCCAAAGCGGCGTGCAGCTCCAGGAAATACCGCTGATTGCAGAAGACACCGAAGCGCTGGAAGCGTTGAGAATCCTCCGCGAGAAGGGCTATACGTCCGACGAGGTTAAACAAGCATACGAGGAGCTGGAACCGGTTCCGGTGACGCGGACTCAACAAATTTCATGGGACCAATAAACCAAGAGTGGATCAAGGAACATGGGGAACACTGGTCTGGTGGGAGGATTGACGTACACAGAGGCGATGAAGATTATGAATGGTCACTCCCACTCATGCACACTGAAGACTACAATGAATTCAGTGAATGGATAAACTCACTCACAACGGAATACTTATGGTCACTTGAAGAAATAACATCACTCTTTGAATGGGAAACAAATACAAAGATACGCTGGTTTGAAACTCCAAAGTGGAAGAAAGACAATGACACAATTTAAACTAGAGCAAGCCATCATGGGAGCTTGGGGGATTGTGGAAGACATCCAGCTTCTCAGGAAAACCATAGAACACTTTAAATTACAACCCAAGGAGTACGATAACCTAGACAATTATCTTTTAGGTTTAGAAACAATCTACCAGAGGAAATTCGAGAATGTGTTTTCTCTCTTTGAGAAGTTACTATCGGAGACGATGTGGAATCATGGAATAGATCAATCCAATAATCCGTCCTTCTATAAAGCAGTAGAGAGAACGATAGAAGAATTTGGAATTAAAGAATGAACATATTCTATCTACATGAGAATCCCACACTAGCAGCACAGATGCAGTGTGATAAGCATGTAGTAAAGATGTGCCTTGAAACAGCACAGATCCTGTGCACAGTCAGAGCCCGTTATGGTCTTGAAGCACCATACAGACCAACACACAAGAACCATCCGGCAGTACTATGGGCCGGGGATAGCATCGGAAACTACCTTTGGACCTTGACACACTTCCGAGGCTTGCTTTCCGAGTATGAATTCAGGTATAAAAGACAACACAAATCCGGCACAGTGTGCCTTCAGATAGTCTCCACACCACCAGAGGGAATCAATCATGTCGAATTCACAACGCCAGCGCGATGCATGGACGGAGAATCGAGAGCAATATCAACGGACCCGGTCGAGTGCTACAGGCACTACTACAAGACACAAAAGAACAGCATTTTACGTTACTCTATTAGGCCTGCGCCGTCCTGGCTTATCTGAGGATATCTTGGCTGTGATCTCGATTGTGATCATTCTAGGGTGCATTCTATGGGGCGACCAGATATCAGACTTTATCGACAATGCATGGGTAGAACACGAGAGGCAGGAACTGAAGAATGAAGCAAATAACCTTTAAGTATACCAACCGAGAGGTTGAGAACTACTGCATGGAAGTCATGACGCGAGCAATCAGACAACACATCATCAACTACTGGGCAGGACACAAAATTAGCACAAGCGCTCACTCGGACGGCACAGTACACAGGATCATCATACCAGACCCTGACGGTGACCTTAAGGTTACCATCATAACCCCTGACGTGCTGTGGGAGGCCTGTGTGCGCTTTGTGCATCAGCACAGGGACATGATGGATGCCTCACCTGTGTGTCAATCGATCCTGACAATGAAGACTGAGGTGATGGGAAAGTTTGACATCGACAACCTAATGCAATACACGGTGGGTATATAGCATGAGTACACAATATCAAGAAGAAGATGCGACCTATTTTGATGAGCCGCTAGCACACGAGATGATCAAGGATCTGGTCGAGTATGATCTAGAACACACAACGATTAACGAAATAATCGAACTTGCGACCGATCAACTGTATGCAAACTACTGGAAGATGCCCTATGAAAACCTTAAAGAAGCCTACACTAAACTTTTTGACCGATAAACAAATCATGGCCGCAGCAAAAGCAGCCAACATAGATTATGCTTTCAGGAAAGAACTGGTAAAATTCGCTTGGCTAATCGTGGAGAAGCAAAATGAAAAAACAGCAGAAGAAACCAACACCACCACCCTGTGATTGTGAGTTATATCATTTTCCACACAGGTATTCCTACAAGTGTGTTGAGTTTGAACAAGAACAAAAAGATGCAGAGAACGAAGAAAAATGGTTTAGGCTGTTTGACTTTGACCAGAGAAATCAGCCGGTGCGGGGATGGTAAACTTCTATCGAGAAGTTGAACAAAAATTCAAAGATAAACCAAAAGACCAAATAGAGGAAATCTTGTTATTCCTCAAACAGTTAGGTCTTGACAAGAATGTGTGTCTTAATTGTTTTACAAATTTAATGGAGCATGGACTAGAATGCAAACGATTGACGTAGACCAAGTTGTCTTAAACAGTCTAAAAGAATCACTCGATGCGTGTATCGAGATTGATGATATACCACCAGGAACTGCATTTGCATTGCTTCTTACATTGCAGTATTATATGACACAGAATGACTTCAAAGAGTATCTTAAGACCAATAAGATACTTAAGAAGATCAATAAGAGTATTTTAGATTGATTATAATAGATATTATAAGCTATATAGGATTAGCTATAATGGCAATATCGGTATTTACTTTTGTGTTTACTTTAACTTTAATCATATTTGGTAAATCTTTTAGTAAAACTGATATAGACGATAAATATAATAATTGGTAATTAACTAAATGAGATGTAAAGCATGCGATACGATCCTTAAGGAGGAAGATACATCAAGAAAAGATTCTAAAGGTGAATATATTGATCTTTGTATTGTGTGTTTTAGGATATCCCAATCGGTACTTGAAGATAAATATATAGATTACCAATTGGATATAAATTTAATAAAAGAGGATTTTGAAGATGGTTATTAAAGGTGCTGTAGCGTTTTCTAATTTGAAAGAAAAAGAAACTTATCTTGGTCATCCTGGTACTAAATATTCCTTGGTTGTTGTTTTGGATGCTCCTTCAGCCGAGGGACTCAAAGAAAAAGGAGTAGAGCTTAAAGAATACAAAGGTAATCCTCAGAAGAAACTTGTGACCTACAAGGAAATCCCTGTGATTGATACGTCAGATGCTCCTTTTGAGGGTGAAATCCCCCGGCACTCAAAAGTCAATGCTATTGTAACCATAGCCAAAAATAGAACCGGAGTGCTCACTCCGTACTTGGAAGCTGTACGTGTCGTCGAGCTACCGCAAACGAGCACTGGTGTTTTTGAGGAAGGCTTCTAGCGTTTGGGGCAGGGGGTCGGTAGGGTAGTACTGGGTGGCCTATGAAAACGTCTCATAGGCCTTCCTATGCGGTCTCAGGGGTATATATGAGCATGAGTCTCGACCTGTACGCCACCAGGCGTGGAGTAAAGCATCCAAGGGCAAAACTTACCGAGGATGATGTGCGCCTGATCAGGGCATTGTCCAAAGAGGGGTTGTCTCAAAGAGTGATCGCCAAGAAGTTTTATGTGTCCAAAAGAGCCATCGAAGCGATTGTGACTGGCACTGGATGGAAGCACATTTGAGTTATAGATATTCTACAAACTGGATGGGTCCAATAAATTCTGATTGGATTCAAAAGAATGGTAATCATTGGGCAGCAGGTCGTATAGATGTCTATGGTGGCGATGAACCATACCCGGATGAAATTGGACTTTGGACTATGCATTCAGAAGACTGGAATAGACTCAGTGAATGGCTAAATTATTTCCGCACAGAAACGCAGTGGAACTTAGATCAGATACTCACGGAATATTATAAAACCAATCCAGAAATACGATGGTTAGAGGCATGACCACAACAATAACTTGGAGGCATGTATGACCAAAAAATACGAGATTAATGCAGACGGTCGAGTCGTTGCTCGACGCAACTTTGGCTTCGTAAAGGCTGGAGATGTTGGCGGGTTCGTTGAATCAGAAACGAATCTCAGCCATGAGGGCAATTGCTGGGTCTCTGGAAATGCGCAGGTTTCTGGAAATGCGAAAGTCCGCGTAAATGCACAGATCTACGGAGATGCGTGGATCTACGGAGATGCGTGGATCTATGAAAATGCACAGATCTGCGGGGATGCGCAGGTCTCTGGAAACGCGCGGGTCTCTGGAAATGCGGAGGTTTCTGGAAATGCGTGGATCTTCGGAAATGCGCAGGTCTTCGGAGATGCGCGGGTCTTCGGAAATGCGCGGGTCCGCGGAAATTCACAGATCTGTGGAGATGCGGAGGTCTACGAAAATGCGCAGGTCTCTGGAAATGCGGAGGTTTCTGGAGACGCGCGGGTCTCTGGAGACGCGCGGGTCTCTGGAATCACGAGAAGCGATGGCTTTTGCTTTTGCTATGTGCCATGTTCGGATGGAAACCATAGAGTAATCGCGGGGTGTAGATACTTTACGATTCCTGAAGCGAGAGAGCACTGGGGAACTGAACACCCGCGGCACAAAGAAACCAATGCAATCCTAGATGCGTTGGTAATTTTGAGCAAAGTCAAAGCGGAGGGTTGTGTATGACCAACGATGAACAAACTTTAAAAGCATGGGACGAATTCTCCGAATTGTTCAATAACGCCATGAATGAAATTGAACAGAAACATGAAGAATATTGGAACTCGCTAACAAAAGAGCAGCAGCTGGCTGCTTTTTGTGCAGTGTCTCGACGTATTAATCAAGGTGAGCTAGTAGATAAAGGATCTTATCGCCATGTTCTTTATAGCGTGTTTGGCTGGGGTCCAGAAGCGTATGCTCCTGCGCAACTAGCAGGTTATCTTGCCATTCATAATGCTATATGTGATGATGATCATGACTACAGACTGCTGGAGTCTTTTTGCAAGAAGTTCGATCTTAGACCTTCCTATGTAGATGAGTGGTTTAAATGAAATACTACTCATACGTTGATTACGAATTTAAATTTAAAAAGCTTTGGGAAAAGTTAGAACAACTTTATAAATAATAAAATGAATAATAACAAGAAATACTATTGTGTTCTGGATAAGCACAATAATCTTTATTGGTCTTACAGCAAGATTGATGCTATATACTGGCATATTCGGTATGACCTTAAAAACCCAGCAAAGTTCTTAGAGCTCGATAGGCTACTTAATGATGTTAATAAAGTGGTAAATATTGACAGATGGCAAAATTCTTAAAGCACACAAATTGTCCCAAATGTGGTTCTAAAGATAATCTTGCTATATATGATGATGGTGGTTCTTTTTGTTTTACTCCTAATTGTAATTATTACAGTAAATTCACCCAAAATGTGGATAATATAACTATGGAAATGTCAGGCACTCCCGGCCCAATCAAGGACCGCCGGATTACTGAAGCTACCTGTAAAAAATATGGAGTAACAATAGAATATGACCCCAATGGAAATATTAGTAAGCACCACTATCCTTATTATCACAGTCTCAGTGGTGACCTCATACTGGTCAAGACTCGATATGTAGCTAATAAAAAGTTTACATGTTCTGGTATTAGTCAAGGTGTAGGTTTATTTGGTCAAAACATCTGCAGAGGGGCAGGCAAGTACATCACAATCACAGAAGGTGAACTCGATGCCTTGGCCGTCTCAGAAATGTTTGGCAACAAATGGGATGTCGTGTCCCTTAGGACAGGGGCATCTGGTGCCCGTAAAGACATTCAAGAGAACCTTGATTGGCTTGAAGGGTATGATAATGTAGTTTTGTGTTTTGATAATGATGCCGCAGGCAAGGCAGCAATAGACTCAGTAAAAGATCTATTCTCGCCACACAAGCTCAGAATCATGCGGATCTCCGGGGATCTTAAAGACGCCTGTGACTATCTCCGGGAAGGCCGCATAACCGACTTCATGACTTCCTGGTGGGACTCTAAGCTTCACAAGCCAGATGGTATTGTGACGTTTGAAGACATCATCAAGGAAGTCGAGGAAGAACAGGAAGACAACTCCACCCCGTATCCTTGGGAAGGTCTTAACGATCTGACCTATGGATTCAGGCCCTCAGAGCTCGTCACGATCACATCAGGGGCAGGGATGGGTAAATCCCAGTTACTGCGTGAGCTCGAATTCTACCTCTATCAAAAAACCACAGATAACATTGCAGTGATCGCAATGGAAGAAGTTCCAAAGCGGTCAGGGCTAGGTATTGCCTCTTTGCTGGCAAACAGGCCATTGCATCTGCCCAACTCAGGGATCACCAAGGAAGATAGAATCCACTGGCTTAAACAGATAGACCAGTCACGGTTTTATTTTTGGAAGCACTTTGGGTCTGCTGATGATGAAAGCGTCTATAGCCGCATTCGCTACATGTGTAAAGCTTATGACTGCAAGTGGGTCATCCTAGACCACATCAGCATCATGGTGTCTTCGCAGGAAGGCATTGGTGATGAAAGAAAAGCAATTGATGCTATCATGACCAAGCTTAGGACACTGGTACAGGAACTGAATATTGGATT